TGGGGGTGCCGCCGTTCATGGTCGGGCTGCCGCAGCAGGGCGACCCGATGACCTACTCGAACGTGACCCAGATCTTCGACTTCCACTGGCGGGCCGGGCTGCGGCCGAAGGCGCAGATGCTGATGGCCGCCCTCTCCCAGTTCGCGCTTCCCAGAGGCGTCCGGGTCGAGGTGAACCGGGACGCCTACATCGAGCCGGAACCGCTGCAGCGGGCGCAGACAGCGCAGATCCTGGCTGGCATCGTCGACCCGGTCACCGGCCAGCAGGCATTGACGGTCGAGGAGATCCGGGACGCCGAGCGTCTCGACAACAGCACACCAGCCGACGTCTCCGCGGGGGTATTGAGATGACAGAACAGCCGCACGGCAAACTCAGGCTCCGGTCGGCGCAGCAGATCGGCGTCTCGTTCCCGCAGCGCACGATCGAGCTGATCGTCGCCCCCTACGAGACCGAGACGCTGGTCGAGCATCCGACCGAGCCCCGGATGATCTTCGAGCTGTTCACGCGCGGCGCGTTCGCCGGGATCGAGCGGCGCGCGAACCGGATCAAGGTCAACCGTGACCATGACATCACCCGCAGCGTCGGCCGGGCGCTCGCCTTGCACCCCTCCCGGGAGGAGGGGCTGGTCGCGGAGGTCAGGATCGCCCGCACACCCTTGGGCGACGAGACCTTGACGCTCGCCGACGAGGGGATCCTCGACGCGTCCGCCGCCTACCTGCCGATGCCCGGCGGCGAGAAGTGGGAAGGCCGAAACCGCTGCCGGATCGAGCGGGCCTGGCTCGGCCACATCGCGATGACACCGGACCCGGCCTACGAGGGCGCGCAGGTGCTCGCAGTCCGCAGCGCCGCCCGCGGCGGCGGCGAGCCGGAGCGGGTGCCGACGCCGAACCTCGACCAGATCCGGGCCTGGCGTCTGGCCGACCAATATGCGAAACTCGATCTAGGCCGCTGAACTACCAGCCGTTGTAGACCACTGGGTGGGCCGGCTGTTGCGGGGGACGTGGCGCCCGGGCGAAACCGTCGTTTCGTCGCTTGAAAGGAGCCACCCCAGTGAGGGCAACAGACCAGATGCTCGCCCGCGTCGCGGCCGAGATCGAGGAGAAACAAACGTTCATCGACGGTCTCGTCGAGACCGCCGAGAAAGAGGCGCGTGACCTGAACCCGCAGGAGATGGAGCTCGTCACCCGCAGCCGCACCCGGCTCGGCGAGTTGAACGAGCAGATGGAGCCGTTGCGGCAAGCACGCGAGATCAGCCACGACTCCCGCTCGAAGATCGCCGACCTGGCGAAGTTCATGGGCGACCGTGACATCGAGAAGCCGCGGCAGGTCGAGTACCGCTCAGCCGGCCAGTACGCCCTCGACATGTGGCGGGCCGGGCTCGGCCAGGAGGACTCGAAGCAGCGGCTCGACCTCTACAACCGCGCTGCGGCCCACCAGACGACCGGCGACAACCCCGGCATCATCCCGACGCCGATCCTCGGCCCGGTCGTCGACTTCATCGACGCGAACCGGCCGCTGGTGGCGTTCCTGGGGCCGAGGCAGCTGCCGTCGAAGACCTGGTCGCGGCCGAAGGTCACCCAGCACACGAGCGTGGCGACGCAGTCGGCCGAGAAGACCGAGCTCGTCAGCCAGAAGATGACGATCGCGTCGGTGACCGGCACCGCCGCCACCTACGGCGGCTACGTCAACGTCTCGAGGCAGGACATCGACTGGACGACGCCGTCGGTGATGGACATCGTCATCTCGGATCTGGCGGCGCAGTACGCCGTCACGACCGAGGCGGCCGCCGCGACCGCGTTTGCCGCGGCGGCGACGGCCGGGACGACGTTGCCGACCGGCGCCAACGACACCGCCGCAGTCGCCGGCGCCTTGTGGGCCGCGGCCGCGTCGATCTACACCGCCGTCAAGGGCGCCGGCCGGGTCGCGGTGTTCACCACCCCGGGGATGCTCGCGCTGTGGGGGCCGCTGTTCGTGTCGGTCAACCCGACCAACGCGCAGTCGCCCGGGTTCAGCGCCGCCGACTTCGGCACCGGCCTCGTCGGCTACATCGCCGGCCTGCCGATCTACGTGTCGGCCGGCATCGCCGCCAACACCGCCCTCGTCCTGTCGAGCGCCGCGGCGGAGGTGTACGAGGACCGGATCGGTTCGCTGCAGGTCGTCGAGCCGTCCGTGCTCGGCGTCCAGGTCGCCTACGCGGGCTACTTCACGCCGCTCGTGATCGAGGGGACCGGGATCGTGAAGGTCACGAAGACGCCATGAGCGGCGAGACAGAGCAGCCGCTCGAGTACGAGGGGGCCGTGTTCGACGACCCGAACCGGGAGGCGGTCGGTCTCGACCCGGCCTGGGTCGAGGGCACAGGCGGCGACCCCGGCGAGCAGGCCGAGGCGGAGGCCGAGCCGTCGGGGCTCGACGCGATGACCAAGGACGAGCTGCTCGTCCACGCGCAGGAGATCGGCGCGTCGCCCGCGAACGCCGGCATGACCAAGGACGAGCTGAAGGCGTCGATCGAGGCCGCCGGAGGGTAGCCGGTTGGCCTACGTCGACATCGCCGAGCTGCAACGGGTGCTTAGGATCGACGCGCCGACCGCAGCCCAGACCGAGGCGATGCAACGCGTCCTCGACGCGGCGGCGGCGGAGATCGACTGGGAGCTCGACTACGCCGTCGAGACTCCCGCGCCGGATCCGCCGCCGCCGATCGTCACAGACGTCAACCTCGACCGGGCCGTCGAGCTCTGGCGGCTGAACTGGTCGCCGGGGTTCGGCGCGATCCCGGTCGGCCCCGACAACGTGCCGGTGATCACCGCCAGGGACGGCTGGTACCGGCACCGGCTCCGCCTGCTGCCGCTGAAAACGTCGTGGGGGGTCGGTTGACCCTTGCTGAGGCGGTCGACGCGATGACCACGGCCCTACGGTCGATCACGAGCGTGATCCCGGAGCTGCAGGTGTACGGCTATCCGAACGGCAACGCGACGCCGCCGTCGATCGACATGTACGCCGGTGAGCCGTTCCAGGACGGCGCCGGCTTCGGGATCGGCTCGAAGCGGATCTGGTGGACCGTTCGTGCCCGCGTTTCGGTCACCGACCCGGAGGCCGGCAACAAGCTGCTGCTGCGGCTCCTGGATCCGCAGGACCCGGCGAGCGTGGAGGCGGCACTGGCCGCAACCGACGTCGCCGCGGTCGGCAACGAAGGGTCGGTGTCGGGGCTGCGCAGCTACAGCGACACCGGCGAGCTCGACATGCTCGGCGCCGAATGGAGAGTGGAGATGTTCCCATGACGAAAACGACGTACAAGGTAACCGGCCCGACCGCCTACAAGGGCCACCAGCCCGGCGAGCAGTTCGAGGCCGAGCTGACAGACGAGCAGGAGCAGCGGGCGCTCGAGCGCGGCGCGATCGAGGTCGTCCGAACCACCAAGAAGAAGGGAGCAGACGATGCCTAAGCGCGTCGCCCTCAAAGACTCGGTCGAAGTCGACACCACCGACCTCTCGAACTTCGCCCGCGCGGTGACCTTCTCGAGCGAGCATGAACAGGTCGACGTGTCCGGGTTCTCCGCGACCGGCACGAACGAGTACCTGGCCGGCCCGACCACGCAGTCGCTGACGGTCACGTTCTTCGGGTCGTACGGCACCGGCGAGGTGCACCAGACCCTCTACCCGATCCACCAGAACCGGACGACGGTCCCGATCGCGTGGCGGCCCGACCAGACCGCCGTCGTCGGCGTCGACAACCCGGAGCTCAGAGGCAACGTGCAGCTGTTCACGTACGGGCCGGGCGCGACCCGCGGCGACGTCGACACATTCGACGCGACCTTCGTCGCCGTCGACGCGGCCGGGCTCACGTTCTTCACCACCTGATGGCGAACGAGGTTGTCGTCCGCGGCTACAAGGAGCTCGTCAAGGCCAGCTACGCCGCCGACCGTGCCCTGCGCAAGCAGATGCGGGACACGTTCCGGGCCGTCGGTGAGCCGGTCAGGTCCGAGGCCGCGATCCGGTTCAGCCGCTACGACGCCCGCTCGGCGGCCAGCTACCGGGTGCGGGTGCGGCAGCGTGGCGTCATCGTGGAGCAGAGCCTGCGGAAGACGACCGGGAAGCATCCCGAGTACGGCAGGCTGCAGATGAGACGGGCATTGTTGCCGGCGCAGGCGCATCAGGAGCCAGAGACGTTGCGGCGGATCGAGCGGGCCGTCGACGAGGTCTGCGACCTCTGGGAACGGAGCTACTCGGCATGACGACCTGGCTCGTCGTCGAGAACGTGAAGCCGTGGGACGGCCGCTACGAGTTTGCGACCCCGGACCTGTGGACGACCCGCGAGTGGGGCTGGTGCAAGCGTCTGTCCGGCTACCTGCCGTTGACGGTCGAGGACGGCTTCAAGGGCGGCGACCCGGAGCTGTTCGCGGTCATGGCCGTGATCGCGTTGCACCGCGCCGGCAAGGTCACCACGGCGGAGGTGCCGGAGCTGTTCACGGAGCGGTTCGCGGACGTCCCGTTTGGGGCCACGATCCGGATCGAAGCGGACGAGGAGGAGCCGGAGGAGGCTGATGCGGGCCCCCCGGCCGCAGGCTCGAACGGGAGCTCGAGCATCAGTGGCGACGATTCGAAGACGAGTT